GCATCCCCTGTCGTACGTCTGGGCCCGAAGATGTACTTCACGCCGCCCTTAGTCCTCCCCTTGCAACTCAGTTGCTTGGCAAGGACAGCGTCTAGGTCCTTCTCCCAGCAAAGATGCCTGTAAAGACTATGCATTGCCAGGAGCATGTACCGGCGGACGTGCTTGTCAAACCTAGATACATCTAGGCCCACTACCACGGGCTTCTCGAACTGGGCCATTTTCTTTTCAATAGTGCGAGCCCTGTCGCTACTATTGAGGCCCTTTGCGAGGAGACGCGTACCCTTCACCCCCCAGTCAGTCCCACTCTTGATGCCATAAAACCCTTTCTCGATGGGTTTTGTATATTGCATAAACCTAAGGTTACCCTCAGGTTTCCTGGCTTGTATCAATCGTGGGTCCTTCCGCGTGAACTGGCTTTTCTCCAGTTTCACAAATGACCTGATGTGGAGGTCTTCCTTTCTGAATCCAAACTGCTTCAGCCTCTCCAGGGCTTTCAGGTACACGACCTTACGCCTACCCTGGTACCCCTCGACCACCCTCTCCATTGGCCAAGGAAGCTGCTTCCCAATCAATTTGAGCATCTTCCCTGTCAACTTCCTAGAGGCTAGTCTAAAGAAGTGCGAGCCTTCCGCAGTTGGTTCATAGGCCGGCTCGGTCGCACCGAGCGCCCTGTTGACCAACCCCATCAACTCATTGTGCACGCATCCCATATTGACTGTGGGGCGCCACGTACCCGCAACCTTGCTATCCCAGGCCCTTTGAACCCGGGATTTTGCCTCGCATACCCTTACTGCAGGAACCCGGAGTAGTCTGCAACCTCGCCCGAGCTCAACCCTACGAAAGGGGAACTCGCCATGACATATTCCGGGCACCACTTCAGGGCATCCCTAGGCACATCCTGAGAGGTGGGTAGTGGGCAGCCTCCTTCCAACTACTGCCCTCACCGCCCTACCAAGGGGAGCGCGGCCGGTCAAAAATGACCAGAATCCAGCGCGACATGGGTGAACCACCCGCCCCTGGGCAAGGGACTTCCGCCACTCCACTGAATCCCTGAACCGACTGCCACGCATTGCAGCAATGGCATTTTGTTCAAGGCTGGAGAGCATGCAGGCACTCACCACGGACCCAGGAAGGACCCG